TCTGAATCAAGAAACTATTGCCTCATGTGTGCCTGGAATAAGGTAGGGAGTAATGAGAATGAGAACGATTGATATAGAAGTAGGCATTAAACTACGCCAAATACGCAAACATCTAGGCCTAGGGCTAAAAGATGTAGAACTATTAAGTAATGGTGAGTTTACTATTGTTGCAGTTGGTAGTTATGAACGGGGTAATAGAAGTATCCCGTTAAATAAATTCATAGAACTATGTAAGGTATATAAAATACCACCACATACAGTACTCAAGCATGAACGAATGACCTGCCAAATTATGTGTGAGGATACTTATGTTTAGTTATACTGCTACGGAGAGTTGGATGATGCTGATAGGTATGACAGGCATGATTACAATCATCATAAGGATGTGGTTAAAATAAAAAAGATAGCCGCAATACTATTTACATGGTATATGGCAGTAGTTTCTTTACTAACAACACCGAGTGAACCTTACACAATAGGCGTAGCAGAGTTAATTAAGTGTGATAATGAGTATGCCACTACTAAACTATGGACAAAGAAACTATCTAAAGCATACGCAAAACTACAGATGGCATATCACTATCCAGAGTGGAACAACTCTGAATACAAAGCACTACTAAAATTGTGGGGTAAAGAATCAGGGTGGAATCACCTTGCTGATAACCCACATAGTTCAGCGTTTGGTATCCCACAAATGTTGAACTTACATCCAAAGACGCCAGCCCCTGCGCAGATTGAGCAAGGGCTGGCCTACATCCACCACCGCTACGACAAACCATCAGTTGCATGGGCGCATTGGCGCAAGCACAACTGGTACTAGGAGAAACAAATGAGCGAACAGTTAGATGAAACTCTACGCAGAATGGAAAAAGCGGCAGAGAAAATTCTACATGACATACTCAACGGAACAGAAACAAGATACGAACCCGACAATAAAGGAGAAACAAATGAATGAAGAAAGAGATAGGTTCGGATTCCCGAACAAGCAAGCCGAAGTACTAGAAGTAATCAAGACTCTAGAAGGTATTGATTACAGTGATGAAACTGGCATGGATAAAGTTAAAGGCTTAGCCTTATCTGTCTATGATTCAGTTGACAATTACGCTAATGGTAATGAACCAACAGTAGAACAGATTGCTGAGTTCACCATTGCTATGCATAAGAACATATCGTTCCGTGATTTTATTATGGGACTACCTAATGATGTAGACATTGATTATGTAGGTGAATGGGTAGCATTCATGGGTGCAGTAACACCCAAAGAATATGCCGCACCTATTGTAACTATCTTTGCTGCGTTGTTATATGAACACGAACAACCAACAGAAGCACAACACCATCTTGAATATGCTCAAGAGTTAGACCCTAGTTATTCATTGGCTCAATTACTTAAGAGAGTCTTTGAAGCAAACTGGACACCAGAAGCATTCATAGATATGCGCAAGAAACTCCACCCAAAAATTAAAGAAGCGATTGGAATCTAATCATGGCTACAGTAAAGATTGAAACAGTAGTAGTAATCGAAGCACTAGAGCAAGCACTTAATAAATTACATGCAGAATATGCTATGCAGAATTCTCTTGAAGAAGCATATCAAAAAGAATGCGAAGCATGGAAAAAAGAAATGATTGCTTTTGCTATCAAAAATATAGATAAGGCAACAAACTTCCGCAGTAACTATCGTGAATGGAAAGATGAGTTGAATGTTGACTACGATATTGTGGTACCTAAAGGCAGTGTGCCTGAATCACCAAATCGTCAACACGATACTATCAATGCTCGTGAGTACAGAGATACAGTTGCTGACATCTCAAAAGAACTACGCATGTTGCGTATGACTAAAGATGAATATGTAACAGCCTCAACACTCAAGTCTATTGGGCAATATCTATGACAACATCAGCCGTTGCTCCTAAAAATGTATCTGCCTTTACCCGTAGCGGTATAGCAGTAACAGCCACATCAGCAATGGATGTAGCCAAGCAAGCAGGTATTGATTGGACTGTATCTCTTACAGATTTACAGGCTACATACACACGCCCTATTGGTAACAACGATACCTTCACGCACCGCATACCAGTAACTAACAAGCAGGCAGTAATTAAAACTATGCCTGGCTCTGATGTTCCTGACTCTGTCATTGGTGTAGTTGGTAAGCGGTATCAACCATTTCAAAATGCTGAAATCTTTTCATCATTAGATTCTATTGTTGATACAGGCGAAGCCCGTTACTCAGCAGCAGGTGAGTATGACAATGGTGGCAAGGTATGGATGTTACTCCAACTGCCTGACACAATGGAGATTCAAGGCGACCCACATGCTGCCTTCATCTTCGCTAAGACAAGTCACGATGGTTCATCATCAGTAATCATTCGCCCAGTAATTGAGCGATTGTTTTGTGCTAACCAGATTAATAAAATCTATCGTGGGAAAAACAAACTCACATATACATTGCGTCATACAACTAACGCAGTGCTAGACCTTAACGAAATTAAAACCATCATGCAGTTAACTCATACTTCTATGCAGGAGTATACAAGTTTGGCTAATGTTTTAATGGACCGCAAGGTTGAACGCATCAATGCTGTTAACTATTTCAAGAGAGTCTTTCCTTTACTCAGCAAGGTAGAGGAAGCACCTATTGATTTGTTATCTGTTGGTGAAAAGCGTGCTCGCACCCGTGCGTTAACGGCACGGGCGGCAGCACTAAACATCTATGAACACTCACAAACACAAGAGAACATTCGCGGCAGCCAGTTCGGACTATGGCAGGCAGTCGTTGAATACGCAGACCACAACGGCAATAGCACAAAGAATGCTATTGCTACCATCACTGAGCGCAACGACAACATCAAGTTGCGTGCGCTAGAACTACTAACCAAGTAAGGAGAAAACAATGGGTAACAACACAGCGCAAGACCTAGCAGAAAATGTAATTGATATTCATCAGTCAATTGCATATCACCTATCAAGTAACTTCTATCCGCCAGTCCCAGCAACTATGGTTCAGCCATGCGTAGATGCAATCTACGCAGCAGCCGATGACAACTGGGATTTACTAATTGAACTACCAGCAGGCGTTACTTGGAAAGGTCAGACATCTGCACCAGTTAGTTCAATGATTGAACAACACCACCTTGAGCCATGGATTGGAAATGATTATGAGTAATACAATTACCGTACATTTTAACGGCAACACATATGACCATACAGAAGAATCTCTTATTCATTTAATTACTTCTGAAGAAAATAACAAAAAGTTATCCGAAGAATGGAAAGACAAGTTTAGTGTACAACGAAGTAATATTTATAACATTCGTGAAAAAGTAAATGCTTTCTTTAACTCTTACTACTCAGTTGGAGATACAGAATTTACTGTAGAATTAGATGAAGTTAATGCACTACTAGAAAGTATTGGTGCTGAAACTCTAAAGAAAACATGGTCAGCACAAGTTACTATTTATGTAACTGTAAATGGCGTAGAAGCAACTGATGAAGATAGTGTAGTTGACTATCTTCAAAATGAAATAGAAGTTAATTACTCAGGTGATGGCGACTATAATGTTGATGATATTACAGTTCATGGAGTAGCAGTAGATAATTAATCTTCGGTATGCATACTGCCTCAACATCAGTGCAGCGATAGCGCCGAACGCACCGTTTAGCATGACGCTGCTAAACGATTTGGTGATGGGTGGTCCCGCCATCTGCGAACACGGGACACAACGACTTGCGATTGCGGGCTTAACCTTTCTCCGCTATCGTTAGTCATAGGGCAGGCTGGGTTCTTTGTTCTCCTTGGTTACCAGCCTGCTCTACTAAACAAAGGAGCAATATGCCTACAGAAATAGAACGAGATAGATACGGCAGACCTATGGTCATGCCACTTAAGGGTAAAAAAAAGGTAGCCTATACACGGGCTACTACTATTTCAAATAGTTTAGATGATGCCTCAGCACTAGTCGCATGGAAGATGCGAATGGCAGCACTGGGTTTAACTACCAGACCAGACCTGCTACTAGCAATCAGCGCAGCAGGCGAAGACAAGATGGCAATCAACGGATACATAGAAGAAGCAATGGATGCAGCAGGTGCTAGCAAAGCAGCCAATATCGGAACAGCAATCCATGCCCTAACAGAACGGCTTGATTTAGGTCAAGAACTAGGTGTGGTACCAGAACAATGGGTACCAGATATCCATGCTTACGAAGAAGCAACTAAAGTATTAAACAAAGTTTATATAGAACAGTTCTGCGTATTAGATAAGTTTAAAATCGCAGGCACTCCAGATAGATTAGTCGAATATAAAGGTGAGTTATTTATTGCTGACCTTAAGACTGGTCGCATTGACCACCCAACTAACATCGCTATGCAACTGGCGATATACGCCCACGGCTTGCCGTATGATGTGGACACGGCAACCCGTGGTAGTTGGGGAGATGTCAACAAAGAAAAAGCAATCATTGTTCACCTACCTGCAGGCACTGGTGCTTGCAAGTTAGTCTTTGTAGATATTGCAGAAGGCTGGAAAGGTGTACAGTACGCAATGAAAGTAAGAAAGTGGCGTGACCAAAAGGGTCTGACCACTCTATTTGAATAGGAGAATGATAGTGCCTAGCACAGAAGCACCAATCAGTATCAATCTAAAATCAGCAGGTGGTACAGGTATTACATTACGAGCAGAAACAGCAGAAGAATTTGCTGACATGGTTGCTAATGGAATCCATATCATCGTAGACGCAGTCAAAGAAGTAGAGGTAGCAACAAAAGGATTAGTTGCTCCATCTACACCACCTCCAACAGCAGCATTAATAGCAGCACAGTTTGGCGCACAATTTGTAGATACAATGGGTGCGACATCAGTTTCTGCCCAAGAATATACACAGCCCACACAACCTGCAGAGGTCTATTCATTGGGCGGACGCAACTGTCCGCATGGCAAAATGACAGCGATTCAAGGCATGGGTAAAGACGGGAAACCTTATAAAGGATTCTTTTGCCCAGCACCTAAGGGTGCGTTTGATAAGTGCAAGAATCAATATGTTAATATGCAAAGTCCAGATTGGAACACATTCGTACCAGATGCAGTTAAATGAAAACCTTACGAAGGTCAATAAATAAAGCGGAGGTGGGGGGCGAACCATTGCCCCCTGCTTTTGCAGCATTCGAACGGGCTGGTATTATTCTACGCAGAGCAGAGATTACTTTGGTCGCTGGTACTCCAGGCGCAGGCAAGTCTTCGGTAGCACTGGCTATCGCAGCGCGTACTAAACACCCAACACTTTACTTCAGTGCCGATACCAACGCACACACTATGGCTATGCGTTTGGTTGCTATGTCTGGGAAAATGACACAGACAGCAGCCGAACATTTACTTAAGACAGACCCAGCCAGAGCAGAACTAATACTCCAAGAGAACAACCATTTGTTCTGGTCATTTGAATCTACTCCAACGCTTAAAGATTTAGATGATGAAGTATCAGCATTCGAAACTGTATGGGGTAGAAGTCCTACCCTTATAGTTGTAGATAATCTTATGGATATTGCTATGGATGGACATGAAGAATTCCATGGCATGCGAGCAGCAATGAAAGAACTAAAGTATTTAGCCCGTGATACTAACGCAGCGGTATTGGTACTACACCATACTAAAGAAGGCTTCGAAGGCTATCCATGTCAGCCCCGCTCAGCAGTCCAAGGGCTAGTCAATCAGGTACCAGCAATGGTACTTACTATTGGACAGATGAAACAGGGTGACGACACATACCTATGTGTGGCACCAGTTAAGAATAGATATGGCAAAGCAGACCAGACAGGCAACAACTATGTTAGCCTGGCATTTAATCCAGATAGTATGTATCTAGAAGATGTAGCAGTTAGATATCAACAGGAAGGTATAGCGTAATGGATATATATCAGTGCGAAATATGTGACCAGTGGACTGAACCAGAATACTGTGAAGTTTGTGATACTAGAAACAAGTGTGCCTACTGTGAAGTTTGCCGAATGGAATGTGAGGCGTAGTGAGTACACCAGGAAAACGGAAAGGTTCTAAAGCCGAAGCCGATGTAGTTAAGTGGCTTAAGGAAAATGGATTTCCATATGCAGACCGCCGTATTGCTGGTGCTCAGTTAGATAAAGGTGATATCAGTGGAGTTAATGGTGTAACCATTGAGGTAAAGAACCATGTGCGAATGGATTTAGGCGCATGGATTAAAGAGTTAGAAGTTGAGATGAAGAATGATGGTGCTTGGACAGGCACAGTTCTTCATAAAAGAAAGGGCAAAAGTAATGTTGATGAGTGGTATTGCAGTATGCCAGCCAGCGTATGGGTTCTACTGGTTAATAAAGTAATCAATGGACAAGCATAGTATTGCGGATTACCTGCATTTTATTGGCGCATCCGTGCCGACAGAGGGGCACGGCTGGCGCAAGATTAAGTGTCCATTCCATGAAGATAGCCATGCATCAGCAGGCGTAAACTTTAAGGAGAATAGATTCAAGTGCCACGGATGTGGTGTCAGTGGAGATACATACGATTTAATAATGTATAAAGAAGGAGGCAATTATCGTGAGGCTGTCCAGTACGCAGAGGCAATTTCTCTTACAGGCAACGCAGCAGTATCAAAAAGATATTCACCTAGCAACTCAGTATCTACAAACACGGGGGCTATCGGTAGAAGAAGCGAGTCGCTTCCATCTAGGGGTAGTGGAGCATCCACTTCCAGGACACGAAGGCTACGCGGGTAGACTAGCAATTCCCTACACCACTCCGTCTGGTGTAGTGGATATTAGATTCAGAACTATGGTTGACTCAGACCCTAAGTACATGGGTATGCCTGGAGCAAAGACAACTATGTTCAATGCTCAAACAGTACTAACAGCCAACAAATATATCTGTGTCACCGAAGGTGAAATAGATTGTATAACTTTAGTAGCCAAGTCTATTCACCCAGCCATAGGTATTCCAGGAGCCAACAACTGGAAGCCATACTACGCAAAGATACTAGATGATTTTGAGATAGTTATTATTCTAGCCGATGGCGATGCCCCTGGCTTAGAGTTCGGCAAGAAGATAAGCCGAGAGTTAGGTAATGTTAATATAGTTCAGATGCCAGAAGGGCATGATGTTAATAGTATTATTCTCAAGGAAGGTATAGACTTTATCAATGACAGAATCAAACGAATCGTATCTTGATGCATCAATCTGGGATGAGATTAAAGGCAGACCACCTATCATTGGCTTTAAAATTAACAAGACTAAAAGTTTAGATGTTCTTAATGCACTCCGAGATATCTATTTATTAAAGACAGTAGAGAAAAAGAATAACGCTTTAACCATGTTGGCAGGTGTGTTCTACGCCGTAGCCGATGGCGAAGGCGATGAGATTATAGAAGAAGTGTTAGTCCAAGAAGCAATGATTAACTTTGATGAACAGGCTAAGGGGATATTAAATGAAGAATCTTGAAGATGCTAAAGCAATTACCATTGAACTGCTAACAATCCTATATAAGAAACATGAAGACTATGGCCCAATGAATATAGCGGGAGCGCCAGGCGGACCTATGAACGGGCTGCGTGTGCGTATGTATGACAAGTTGGCACGACTCCATCACCTTGGAGATAGCGACACGCCCAACTATGAGTCAATAGAAGATACCTTAATAGACCTAGCAAACTATGCCATAATAGGACTATTAGTACAAAGAGGACAATGGGCGCAAGTACCAGAGCAAAGGTAATCTTTTTTAAATGAATCATTCTTATACGGGCGAATACGAGTTACTAGTTGCAGCGTTAGCCAACGAATATAGTAGACGCTATCCCATGATAGAGCGACCAGACATAGCCCAGACGCTATGGCTATGGTTCGTTACTCATCCAGCCAAGTATAAAGAATGGTCAGCCCTTGAGTTAAAAGATAAAGAAAAGTTAATAGCCAAGTCGCTGCGTAATGCAGCGTTAAAGTATTGCGAAAAAGAAAAGGCTAAGACTATTGGCTACGAATTTATTGACCTTTATTATTATGACGCTTCAGTTATTGAAGCATTCCTTCCATCTATTATTGCGGAATCATATGAAATTCCTACCAAGATTAAAGACCTAAACTTTAAGCCAACTAAAGGTGAAACAACAGATGGCAACAACTGGCTAGTCTTGCGGTCAGATATAGCAGCAGGTTTCTATCGGCTCTCAGAGGCCAAGCAAAATATTTTAAGGATACGCTTTACTACGGAATCCTGCGAGTGGAGCGACATTGGCAAGGAACTAGACACTAC